AGATCAACTAGCGGATTCAAACTAGGCACAGCAAAAGCCCAAAGCAGCAGAGGAATAACATTTTAGAATCATATGGCAACTCAAGACCAAACGCCAAAACCAAAGCGAGCAAGGACCACAAAGAAGGTCAGTGACCGCATTATCACGCCTTCGTTCCGTGAAAAGTTCTATCCGTTCTTAAATGAGAAGATTGATCCTGCGGAAGTTCGTGGGCTTCTTCAGTCAGCATTTTCCGGAGATCCACAGAGCTTGCATGATCTTTATGCCATCATGGAGGACACTTGGCCAAGGCTTGCCAAGAACCTGCATGAGATCAAGAAAGCAGCATCCAGAGCTGAATTTGTTGTCCAACCATTCGCAGAGCAGGGACAGGAACCAAGCCCAAGGGCTCAGGAAAAAGCTGATTTTGTTCGTCGAATGATCGACAACATGCGACCAGTTCCGAAGCGAAATGAAAACGGCTTCGAGGACATGGTTTATGATCTGTGTGATGCCATTGGCAAGGGGATCAGTGTCCAAGAGCTGCTTTGGGATTGGAATCAGGATGGTGAGATAACGCCAAGGGCTTCTTATTGGGTTCACCCGCAGTTCTGGGGATATGATTCCAGTGGAACGGAAATCATGCTCAGGAACATCGAAGGGATCGGATCACGGGGATATACGGAGATGCCAGATGAAAAGTTTCTCGTCGGCCGATACAAGACTCGATCAGGGAATCCGCTGACGTATGGATTCAGCCGAGTTCTGGCTTTCTGGTGGTCAGGGATGATCTTTGGGCGTCAGTGGCTCATGCGTTATGCACAGATTTTTGGCATACCGTTGAGGGTTGCGAAGTATGGCAAGAACATGGGTGAAGCAGACAAAGATGCCCTTGAACTTTGGTTGCGTGATCTTGCTGCCGCAGGGTATGCAATGATTCCTGAAGGATCAGAAGTTCAGATCCTTGAGGCATCCAAGAACGGATCCGATAACCCTCAGAACCACCTGATTGATCTGGCAGACCGTGTTTGTGATATTCTGATCCTTGGCCAAACGCTCACAACAGATGTGGGTGATTCAGGATCGAGGGCTTTGGGAGATGTACATGCTGCCGTTCGCCAAGATAACCTCAAGGATGCCTGTGACTGGGCAGCGCAGAACATTAATGATCAGGTGATCCGAAAAGCCATCGCCTTCAATTTCGGAGATACCGATGAGGTTCCATATCTCCAAACAAGGTTTGAATCTGCCGAAGATCCTGTGCAGATGGCAACAAGAGATCAGATTCTGATCAGCATGGGCATGGAACTTCCGAAGGATCAGATTTATGAGAGGCACAAGATCCGAGTCCCACAGGAAGGTGAGGACACGATCAAGCAGTCAGTGGTTGAATCACCATCATTCTTTGGCAAGCAGCCGATCAACGCAAAGGAAGAACCAAGGGCAGGATTGAATAATCCTTTCAGGCTTCCAAAGGGAGATGATAAAAAGTTCGGGGTTTATGTCAAAAACGACAAGGGAAACACTGTCCTTGTGAAATTCGGTGATCCGAATATGGAGATCAAGCGTGATGATGATGAACGAAGATCCAATTTCCGAAACCGTCATAACTGTGATGATCCAGGTCCAAAGTGGAAGGCTCGTTATTGGTCATGCAAGATGTGGGAGAAAGGGAAAACCGTGCAGGATGTGCTTGATGCAAGTGATTGGTCTGGAGAGATCGTAACAGATGATGATTGCGATTGCTGCAATCCTTCCAAGGTCGATGCCAAGAACATTCCATCCAGAAATGACAGGCTCACAGATGCCGTGATGGAATCGCTGACCGGAGTTTCTGCCGAATGGCTTGCCCCTGCTCGTCCTGCATTCGCCAAGGTTTTAATGGCTGCTCAAGATCCAGAGAAATCCGATAAGGAAGTAATCGAGGCAATGGAGGAGCTTTCCAAGTCGATGCCCGAACTGTTTGACTCGATCAACCATGATGCTCTGGCAAATGCGTTGGAGGAGGCAATGGGGTCTGCTGCTGCCAATGGTGCGTTTGAACGTCTGAATGAGTTCAGCATAACGAACCCAGATCAAAACGAGTGATCAAGAAAATCACAGTTGAAATTCCGGAACTGCTCAAGGAAATGGGCGGACCCAAGTTTCATGCTGTTGCTATCAAAAACGCTGCAATCAGTGTTCAGAGCTGGATGCGGACTGAGTATTATCCAGCCAAAAACCGAAAAGAGCCGAACAAACTTGGGGGAAAACGGACGAACTTTTGGGCAGACATTGGCAGGGCTGTTCAACCTCCAGTCGCACGGGGCAATGATGCAATCATCAAGATCCTCGATCCAAGAATTGCCCAAAAGGTTTATGGTGGAGAGATCAAGGCCAAGAGAGTTCAATACCTGACAATTCCAGTTTCAAAGGAGGCTTATTCTAGGAAGGCTGCAACTTTTGAGCGTGAGACAGGTAAAAAGCTGTTCGTTTGGAAGTCAGAAAAAAATGAGAAATTTCTAGCAGAAAGCATTGACGGATCAATAAAGCTCCACTATTTGCTAAAACAGAGTGTGAATCAGAAACCTTGGCCTGGTGCAATTCCAAGTGAAAAAGAATTGGCCGAAAAGTTCGTTCAAGGATTTGAGAGACACTTGAGAAGCAAACAAATTCAAAGATGATCAGCTTTGCAAAAATAACAGCACGCAGTGCCAATGAGATTGTTTTCAGCGGTGAACCACCTGCTGACATCCAGTGGATGCCTGCTGGTGAGCATAAGATCACTGCTTCCAAAAACGGAGAACCCGCAGAGCTTACTGTTCAGGTTTCTGAGGAAATCGTCGAAGCTCTTAATAAGTCATTGGAGGAAATCAAAGCCCAAGGATTTGAGGCATATTTCGATTTCAACCATGATGACAAGGAAGCATCTGGATGGGTTCAATCATTCTTTTGGGGTGGAGAAGATCCAAAGACTGGTGGCATTCGTGCAAAAGTCGTCTGGACTGAAGACGGGGCCAAGGCAATCAAGGGTGGATCTTACAAGCGTTTTTCTCCGTCTTTTCTGACGGATGCAAAGGGCAGGGTGATCGGGACAACTCCAAATGCTGGAGGATTGGTCAACCGTCCTGCCTTCCGAGAAATTGCAGCGGTAATGGCTGCAAAAGAAATCACAAATTCTGATTTGCGCTTCGTTTCGGCCTCAGAAATGCCCGAAGAAGCACGATGCAAACCCACAAAAAACAAAATCATGTCTGAAGACGAAAAGAAAAAAATGGATCAGCTTGAGGCCGAAAACAAGGAACTCAAGGAAATGGTTGCGTCTCTGAAATCCAAGTATAAAGCGATGGAAGAGGACAACGAAAAAATGAAGTCGGATGCCAAGGATCGTGAAATAAATGATCTTGTGGCTTCTGCCGTCAACGCCAAGAAAATCACGGCAAAGGATGACAAGGCAATCAATGCCCTGAAAGCCATTGCAAGTGTTGATCTGGTCAATGCCAAGGCATTCATCGAGTCAATGCCTGTTCACGCTGCTGATGGATTGACTGCTTCGATCACACCGAAGAATCAAGGTGACACCAAGCAGGTCAAAGCATCCGATCAGATGTATGCGTTCGTTGCTGAAATCAAAGCCAAAAACCCAGGCATGTCTGGACAAGATGCTTTTGAAGCAGCCAGATCCGCACGACCTGAACTTTTCAAGTAAACTGAAAAAACAATTTTAGAAAGATCCGAAAATGCAATACGGAATAGTTAAAGAAACCCTGTTGACCACGTTGGAAGCCAACGAGGATCACACGAACAAAGAAGGTTATGCAGTCAAGTTTTCCAGTGGGAAAGCTGCGTTGCAAACCTCTGACACTGCTGTCGATACGATCGGCGTGATCACCGATGGTGCTGAATCTGGAAGCAGATCAAGCATTGCTATGGCTGGCATTGATGCCATTGTTTACATCAAACTGCACAGCTCTGCTGGAACGGTGAATCCTGGGACTTTCCTTGGAACTCACACCGATGGAACTTTCAAGGCAACTGCATCCGCTAAAAACTCGGTTGCACAAGCCCTTGAAACAGGAGCAAACAGTGGGTTGATCAAGGCACGATTGCTGAATGTTTCCAGCGTCACTGCATAATCACAATCCGTTAATTTTCACTGAAAGGATACAAATACAATGAGCGCAATTTCTAGTGCATCAAGCAATCCAATGCTGACAACCTTCGCTCAGGCAATCATGCCTGATCTGGAGAACGAAGCAGCAAACTTCATCTGCCCGCAGGTCACTGTGCCTTCGGCCCGCAGTCGTTACAAAATCTACAATCAAGTTAACAGTTGGAAAACATTTGAAACCCAGCGTGCAATCGGTGGTCCTGCCAATCGAATTCCTTGGCTGGCTTCTGATGGTCAGTTGAATCTTGTTCCTCATGCCTTGGAAAATCCGATTGATGATTTCGAGCGTGAAGATGCTGGAGATCTTGTCGGTCTGCAACAGTCCAAGGTTCGATCCTTGGTTTCCTCCGCAGTTCTCAGCCACGAAAAGGATCTGTTTACCTACATCAAGGCAAGCGTATCTGCTGAAGGCGGAAAAGGAACGTGGAACAGCTCCACCGATCCGATCGAACAGCTCGATGAGCAGTTGGTTGCTTTGGAGACTGCCTTGGGTCGTCGTCCAAACCGTGTGCTGATGGGAACATTGGCTTGGCAGATCCTGCGTGATAACGCCAAAACACAAGCCCGATTCAAGAGCGGGTTCGCATCAATCACCCGTGACATGATCTCTAATGTGCTGATCTTCCCAGTGGAGATCCAGATTGGTGGATTGATTTATGATTCCGCTCTACCTGGTGCAACTGCCAGCAAGACACGAAATGTCGGATCTGATGTTTTCCTGTTTTATGCTGACCAGAATCCAAGCATGGAAGATCCCAGCTTCGCCAAGTGCTTCACCACTGGGCGAGGTGGTGTGACTTCCGTTCGCACCTACCGTGATGAGCGTTCACGATCCGACATCATCGCTGTTGATTGGACTCGCCAATTCTCAATAACCAACACCGAAGCTGTCAAGCGTCTCACCGTTACCTCCAGCTAGTAGTCGATAGCATCCACACCCACCTCAACAGCCTAGGATCGGTTTTTCTGGTTTCCGGTCCTAGGCTGATTGGGGATAACACATAAAAAAAACACATGGCATTGATCAATCTTCCATCACCATCCCTGAATGAGGGAGAATCCACCGCAGATGCTTTGCTGAAAATCGCTGCATCCTGCACGTCTCAGCACGCAGAAGTTTTGTCAGCGGATACGAATTACACAGGAAAGCAGTTCTCTGGGGTTCTGTTCTTGGCAGATGCAATGACCATCACCTCGATCACGATGCCAAACGTGACCGGATCACTTGCGGGATTAGCATGTGATGCTGGATTCCTGTTGCCCGTTGAGGTTACACAGATTCAGGTCAGCGGAGGCAAGGCTTTGGGTTTTAAATACGGAAGCTGATCAATGTATTTCACCCTTGGATTCAGAGGATTTTTCGAAAGACCTGGTTATGCAGGGGTCAAATCTGTTTCGAGTCCAGTAGACAATGCTCCCGATGAGCTTGAATTTTTGGTTGATCAAAGCGGCAACACATTGATCAACAAAAATGGTGATCTTTTAATAACAAGCAACGGTCTTTATAAACTCAAGGATCAATCGAGCAATGTGCTGATCGACAATTCCGGAAATGAATTGGTGGCATATATCAAAAACAAGAATTTCGTTGCTCCATAAAACTGGAAACAATTTCAAATAATCAAAAAGCCCAAGGAAGAACATGGCCAATATACGAGTTAAAGATTTAGACAGCAAAGCATCGTTTGCATCAGACGATGAGATCCTGATGGATTCACCGAGTGGAACAGGGACAATGCTTCGTGATGCATTCATTGCTGCTGTTGCTTCTCAGATCGTCGCTGCTCCTAGCACATACAAGATCGCCACTTTGGATGGAGCAAACAAGCTGACATCCAGCCAAGATCCCAGCCAATCCGTGAGCTATCTGGGTGGGCATGACATGGTGGCCAACTCACCAGCCTTGGCAGATGGATCAGGCACGGCAGGTGATACCTATTATGTGACCAATCCTGGGACAAGGAATTACGGCAGCGGAAACATCACAGCACAAGAGGGTGATGCCCTTGTTTACTCCGGATCAGTTTGGCAGTTGGTTGAAGGCATCGCAAATATCCTTGATGGAATTTCAACTGCTTCGACTGCAAGAACCACTTTAGAAGTCAACTCCATTGACGAGGACGCACAGGCGAATGCGTTGAAGGTCACGTCCCCTGCTTTGTATTTTAACGGTAGTTCTTCGTACGTTACGGTGGCAGATGATGACAGGTTCTCGTTCACCGATGGTGTTGATGATTTGCCTTTCTCGATAGCTTATTGGAACAAGCCAACTTCTGGCACTGTAGTTGGCAAAGTCGTAACGACAGCCACGGGCGAATGGCACATTGCGTTCGGTTCAGGCGTATATCGGCTGTACCTATGGACAGACGCCTCTAATTATATTTATTATGATACCGAGGATTTGAGTGCCTTTTTGGACGAATGGTGTCACGCTTGTTTCACTGTTAGCGGAGCTGGACCTAATTCCGACTATGCATTCGGTTCGGCACAAGTCAGCTTCTATTTAAACGGTCAGCCAAAAACAGTTTCACAAGTGGCTGCTGGGACATATGCTGGTATGTCCAACAAGGGAAGTGCCGTACGTATAGGGCAATCGTCTTGGAATGGGTATTTCAAAGGCTCCATCCGTGATGTCAAAATCTTCAACCGCGAACTCACATCCACCGAAATCGCAGAACTCGCCCGTGGCAATGATTTGGGATTTTCTGAAGAGTGGGGTGGGGCGCATGGGGGTGTTTATACGCAGGATGCGACACCGAGCGGTGAGTGGACCGGTGTGGCTGGAACTGACGCAGACGAAGCCGGGCCTGTTGGAGGGAAGTCAAACGTCCTCAAATTCACGGTTAATACTGCGTCAGCAGTTCATTACATTAGTCAAATACCGCTGACGGCAGGCAAGCGCTACAACATTGTTTTTGATTATTATATACCGTCTGGTCAGTCAAATGTCGATGGCATTCGAGCCGATGTTACTGGAGTGTCATCTGCATACAGTGCTGTGTCTCCAACCCTTGATGCGTGGAACAGAGCCAATTTTGATGTTGTTCCAACAGGTTCGACGTTGCAAATCATAGCATTGGACGGTGGCGCAACTACGTTTCAGGACGCTGGTGGTGACGATGTTTTTTATATATCTGAATGCAAAATCACCGAAATCGGAACCCTCGCAGACTTCCGAGCAGAGGATTACAACGAATCAGCGAGCAAACTGCTCGACCGAAGCTCCAATAATTTCGTGGGCGTTGGAACATCTGTCACGCTCACCGGAAATCAGCGGCACATCTCAGCCGATACCATCGACCTTAAAAACCTTCCAACATCATCCGCTGGATTGAGTGCTGGTGAGGTTTGGAGTAACGGCGGTGTTTTGACTGTGGTTTAATATATAAATTAGAAACATACTATGGACCCAAAAATCAATTATCTAAGAAGCCAAATCGCTGGCATTGAAGCGCAGCTCGCTGCTGACAATGGCAAATCCACCATCCTACAACTGCTGGGCAAAGCTAAGGCACTGCTGAACGCACGCGAGGAATTGAGTGAACCAGTTAACCGTGCCAACACCGAGGCACTGCTCACGCAGGTTGTCGCTGCGGTCACTGCCTACAATGCTGCCAACCAAATCACGATGGATTCGGTTGCTGACATTCTGGCTGGATTTGATGCTGCTGTTGCACCTGCCGATGAGCCTGCCGAATAATGCAAAACAGCTGGGCTGAAAACTTGAAAGTGTCGCTTGTCGGGGCGGTGGGCTTCACCGTCACCGGCAGCACACTTGACGAGTGGTTACGGCTTGGCATCGCATTTGCCACTCTGGTTTACATGGGCTTCAAGGCAGCAGGTGCTGCAAGAAATTATTTCAAAAATGACGATGAAAAAATGGATTGAATTGGCATTTTTATGCACTGCGATTTTAACACTGAGCGGATGCAGCACGCTTGAAAAAGCCACTGGCTGGGCATTTGAGCAGGACGTGCAAACACAAATTGTGGACGGCAAAGAAATAACGTCAACCAATTGGGTAGTGCGGCCATCAGTTGAAAATGGATTGAGGATCACTGGAAGCATTGTTCCAGGTGCTGGCGGTCTAGTCAGCGAAGGGATCATTGCAGCACTTGGTGCGTTTGCTGCGTATCGTGGGAGGAAGTGGAAAAAAGCTGCGATTGATGCTGTTGATGCTGGTCAGAAGTTCCGAAAGGCTTTGGACAAATCAAATGCCAAGGGGAAAATTCCGGAGATCGTTGACAGTCTAAAGATCCAGCAAAAGACAAACAAAACCTTCGATCTGATCAAAACGATTTTAAACAAGATTTAAAACATGGCATGGATCACACCAACATGGACGAGCCTTTATCAGGTGCTTTCTGCATCTGAAGTGGAATCACTGGGATCGTTGCAAAAATATCCTGGTGATCTGCTTCAGACAGATCAGGCCGAATTGCTAGTCACAGATCAGGGTGTTGGGCTAGTCGATGCTGCTCCATACGAGAATCTTCTTTCACCAGTGATCAGCCGAATGGCGAACATGATCAGAGGATATATTGATGCATCAGGTAGGTATATCCTTGGTGAGTCTGGAACAATCCCTGAAAGTCTTGAGTCAACCTTGCTGGATCTTTCAGTGGTAGAAGCGTGGAAACGTCTTGGGGGGGATCTGATGGACCTTAACGACAGGAGATCCAGAGCATATGACGACGCAATGGATCGACTGAGAGCAGTTGCAAGAGGTGAATTCGGCATTGCTGAACCTGAAACAGCATCCACTGAAGAACGACAAGGGTTCCGGTTTTCTGGTGGATATGATGATGACAGTTTCGATTTATGAGCAATCCGTTCTTCCAGATCCAAGATGCAATGGCTGATATGATCAGAAAAATTCCCATCATAAAAAATGCCATCGGTGAGTCTGGAGCGATTCCTGTCCA